TTTCATAGTGAGAAGGTTATTGCCGTACTTGCTAACAAAGGTTCTACCGCAAGAGAGATGTTGGGTCGTGTCACGTTGATGTTAGAGAATCTTCCATTCTTCCTACAGCCAGGCACTAAAGCACTCAACAAAGGTTCTATAGAATTTAGTAACAATTCTCGTATCATTGCAGCATCTACCTCTGGTAGTTCTATTCGTGGTATGTCTGTTAACCTATTGTTCCTAGATGAGTTTGCGTTTGTTGAACGTGCAAATGAGTTTTACACTTCTACCTATCCAGTAATCTCTGCGGGTAAGGACACCAAGGTAATCATTACATCTACCGCAAATGGTATCGGTAATACCTTCCATAAGATATGGGAAGGTGCGGTACAAAAGGTAAATGACTTTGTTCCGTTTACAGTGAACTGGTATGATGTGCCTGGCAGAGATGAAGCGTGGAAGAGACAGACGATAGGTAATACATCCCAATTACAGTTTGACCAAGAATTTGGTAATACTTTCTTTGGGACAGGTGATACCCTAATTAATGCCGAGACACTATTAGGTTTTCGTGCCGCACAACCTTCAACTCATCGTGAAGGGGGGGACTTATTAATATATGACAACCCACAGAAAGAACATGAATATGTTATGATGGTGGACGTATCAAAAGGAAGAGGACAGGATTATTCTACGTTTAACGTAATCGACATTAGCACGAGACCTTTCAAACAGGTTGCTGTCTATCGCAATAATACTATATCTCCTTTACTCTTTCCTAATGTTATATATAAGTACGCAAATTTCTACAATGAGGCATATGTTGTTGTTGAATCCAATGATCAGGGTACAGTTGTATGTAATGGACTGTATCAAGACCTAGAGTATGAGAACCTTCATATGGAGTCCGCAGTCAAAGCGAACAGAATTGGTATCGAGATAAATAGGAAGACCAAGAGACTTGGTTGTTCTTCTATCAAGGATATCCTAGAAGAGAAGAAGTTGAGTATCGTTGATGAGAATACTATTATGGAGATATCAACTTTCACTTCAAAAGGTCAGTCATACGAAGCATCTGATGGTAACCACGATGATCTAATGATGAATCTGGTTATGTTCGGATACTTTGTTACATCTCAATTCTTTGCCGATATGACAGACATCAATCTAAAAGAGATGATGTTCGCAAGAAAAATGAAAGAAATTGATGATGATGTACCACCAGTTGGTTTTATCGATAATGGATTGAATGACATTGTAGATGATGAGGAACATAAAGGTTGGCATAACTTCGAAGGTGGTACTGAATGGTAGTATTCAACTCTCCCCAAACACAGCTTAGATTATACACGTAATTACAAGAATTGTCAAGCGTTTTCTATAAATAGTTATTATTATAAATAAAAGTATTGAAAATAAACGTATTATGAAAACTTATAATTAGATAAACGAAAAAAAGGATAAAGTTATGGCACTTTTCACACCCTCTGCTTCTCCTGCTGTAACAGTAAAGGAAATTGACCTTACGGGCGTAGTGCCTAATGTTCAAACTTCTACTGGTGCATTTGTAGGGAAGTTCGGTTGGGGCCCAGTAGGTGTACCCACTCTAGTCTCGGATGAGAATGGATTGGTCAACACCTTTTCGTCACCCGACTCAACAAGTACAGTAGATTTTCATTCTGCTGCTTACTTTTTACGTTACTCCAACTCACTTCACGTAGTACGTGAAACCGATAGTGACAAGAATGCTTTGTGTAACCACAACAGTCTTGGTTCACTGACAGCAGACCAGATCAAAAATGAGGATGCTTTTGAATCCCTCACGGTAGATTCATCTGATGGTGTATTCATTGCGAAATACCCAGGCAAGTTAGGTAGTTCTCTTGGTGTATCAATCTTCGGTTCACTAACCGATGCTCTCGATGGTAGTCAATCTGCAAAAGCTTCAGCATTTAATAGTTGGACTTACGCTAGTCAATTTGATGAGGCTCCAGGCACATCAAAACACGTTGAATCTCTGAATGGTAAAAATGACGAACTTCATGTTGTTGTATACGATAATGAAGGTTCGATCACTGGTGTTCAAGGAACGGTATTAGAAACATTCCCATTCCTCTCTGTTGCAAAGAACGCTAAAAACACTGATGGCACGTCAAACTACTTCAAAGAAGTATTGAAGACAAGGTCTCAGTGGATTTACGCTGGTGTTCCTCACTCAGCTAGTTCAGCAGATTCTGCTGACTTTGGCGCAAAACTGCATAACTCAACACTAGTTAGTGGTGACAGTGCAGGCGACCCTTCTGCAACATTCAGTGATACAGCTTCGAATTGGAATAGTACTGTTAATAACCCAGCAGTCACCAAAGACTTTGGTTCTCCAGTTGGTCGTACATCTCAACAAACGTGGAATTTCCACAGTGGTTCGACTGATACTGACCCATTAAGTACAGGTTCGATTCTAAGTGGATTTGACCATTTTGAAGATGTAGATAATATCGAAGTGGATTTCTTAATCGCTCCATTAGGTTCAACGGATATAGATGCAAAAACCATCGTGAATGATCTTGTTGCAACCGCTGGTTCGCTTCGTAAAGATTGTGTTGCGGTCGCATCTCCATCTCAGGCTGCAATCACTCTTGGTACTACTGCTGCTGTCGTTGCTTGTAACAAAGAATATACCAAATCATCATACTTAATTCAAGATAACAACTTCTTGAAAGTATATGATAAGTATAACGACAAGTACATCAAAATCCCTGCTGCATCATCGACCGCTGGTCTGATGGCTGCGACAGACTTGGTTGCTGCACCTTGGTTCTCACCCGCTGGTAGTAGACGAGGACGTTATCTTGGTATAACTGATATCGCTCTCTCACCAGTAAAGTCGGACAGAGATACTCTGTACAAAGCAGGTATTAACCCAATCGCAAATATCCCAGGCGAAGGAATTATCCTTTATGGTGATAAGACTTCCGAATCAAGACCTTCTGCATTTGATCGTATCAATGTACGTAGATTGTTCCTTGGTATCGAAAGAGCAATTGGAATCGCTGGACGTAACGTGATGTTTGAGTTCAATGACGAGTTTACTCGTGCAGAGTTCGTAAACATTGTGGAACCTTTCTTGCGAGAGATTCAAGGTCGAAGAGGTATTACAGACTTTAAGGTTGTATGTGATGAAACAAACAACACTGGTGCTGTGGTTGATCGTAATGAATTTATCGCTTCTATCTTCATCAAACCCGCTCGTTCTATTAACTACGTAACATTGAACTTTGTTGCAGTTAGAACTGGTGTGGACTTTGAAGAAGTAGTTGGCACGGTATAAGGGGAAATAAAAATGGCTGTATTAGGTGTAGATGACTTTAAGTCAAAATTAAGAGGGGGCGGTGCTCGTCCCAATCTGTTCAAAGCGACAGTTAACTTTCCAGGCTATGCGGGTGGTGATGTAGAACTTACATCCTTCTTGTGTAAGGCTGCACAGTTACCTGCTTCGATTATGAACGTATTCGATGTACCTTTCCGTGGTAGACAACTGAAAATGGCGGGTGACCGTACATTTGAACCTTGGACTGTGACTATTCTAAATGATACCGATTTCAGTATCCGTAATGCTATGGAACGCTGGATGAATGGTATCAATGGACATCAATCAAACTCTGGTCTGGTTAATCCTATCGATTATCAGGCAGATTTGGTTATTGAACAATTAGATAGAGAAGGTAATGCAACTAAGACCTACAATTTCAGAGGATGTTTCCCGACTAACGTTAGTGCAATTGACGTTAACTATGAAACAAACGATGTGATTGAAGAGTTCACGGTTGAGTTCCAAGTCCAGTACTGGGAAAGTGATACCACTAGTTAATCTAGTTATACATAAAAGGGCAGGGGGAGAAATCCCTCTGTCACTTTTATAATAAGGAATTTGAAGGTAAGATATGGCAGATAACGATAATAGCGGTATAAAATTATTTGGTTTCGAACTGAAACGTCAGGAAAAACCAACAAAAGAAAAAGACAAGTTAAGGTCGATTGTTGCTCCCACCGATGATGATGGTGCGGGTTATGTAACAGCGTCTGGTTCTCACTATGGTCAGTACATTGACATGGAAGGGAATAAGGCGAAAGACAACCAAGCACTTGTACTCAAATATCGTGGTGTTGCGACACATCCCGAAGTTGATGCTGCCGTAGAAGATATCGTCAACGAGTCTATTGTGGGTTCTGAGATGGATGGTTCATGTGAACTTAATCTAGAGAAAGTAGAAGCTCCCGAAAATATCAAAAAACAAATGGTCGAAGAGTTCAACAACATCTATAATATGATGAACTTTACAGAACTCGGTCATGACATATTCCGTTCATTCTATGTAGATGGTCGAGTATATCACCACCTCGTAGTAAACGAATCTAATCTAAAGTCGGGTATTCAAGAAATCCGACCTATCGATGCTGCAAAGATTCGTAAAGTTAAAGAAGTAAACTATAAAAAAGACCCTATCTCAGGCGCAAAGGTTGTCGAGAAGGTCAACGAATTTTATATCTATCAAGAGAAAGCAGGAACCAATCAAGGTGTAAGACTTTCTCCCGATAGTATCTCATATGTTTCTAGTGGTCTATTAGACCCAAGTAAGAAACAGGTTGTGTCCTACCTACATAAGGCACTGAAACCAATTAATCAATTACGCATGATGGAAGATTCACTTGTAATCTATCGTCTTGCACGTGCCCCCGAACGTAGAATCTTCTATATTGACGTGGGTAATATGCCACGCAATAAGTCAGAAGCATACATGAAGGACATCATGTCTCGTTATCGTAATAAGATTGTCTACGATTCGAACACTGGTCAACTAAAAGATGACCGCAAACATATGTCTATGTTGGAAGACTTCTGGTTACCTCGTAGAGAGGGTGGTCGTGGCACAGAGATAAGTACACTGCCTGGCGGTGAGAATCTTGGTCAGATTGATGATATCATCTACTTCCAGAAGAGATTGTATCGTGCGTTGAACGTACCTGTATCTCGTTTGGAACAAGAATCACAGTTTTCTCTGGGTAGGTCAACCGAAATCGGAAGGGACGAAGTTAAGTTCCAGAAGTTTATTGACAGACTTCGTAGAAGATTCTCTGCATTGTTTAGTGGTATTCTGAAGAAACAACTAATTCTAAAAGGTATTATTACCGAACAGGATTGGGAGACTTGGAAAGGATATATCACAGTAGACTTCCAGAGAGACAACCACTTTACTGAGTTAAAGGATGCAGAACTATTGCAGAACAGACTGCAAACTCTTGATCAGGTATCACAGTATGTGGGCGAGTATTTCTCACGTGAGTGGGCAATGAAGAACGTAATGATGATGTCTGATGAGGACATCGAAGAAATGAAAAAACAAGTCGAAGGTGAAAATTCCACTGTAGACGAAGATGAGGAATAATAATGAGTGAAGTAGAAAATCAAGAACAAGAAGTTGTAGAACCTACTGCGGTAGAAAACCTAATAAATCAAATCACTGATGGTGACTTGAATAATGCGGAAGGTTCTTTCAATAGTCTTATACAAGACAAGATGGCAGATGCACTAGAAGCACAACGTATTGCAACTGCACAAGCAATCTTCAACGACCAAGACGATGACATCGAAGACATCGAAGATGAAGAAGTTGAGTTAGATGATGTTGAGGAAGAGGAAGAAGTAGTAGAGGAAGAGGAAACCGATGATTAGTTTCAAGACATTCACAGAAGAATTTGATTTAATTGAAGTTCTAACTGATGAAGACATTGATGAAGCAATCATGGAATCTATTAATATTCCGACAGATATCGCAGTGAAAATTCCTGGCGTAAAGGGTATGCTATATAAGAAAGCAATTCGTTACTACCTTGATTGGAGAAAAAAGAATCCAAAACAAGGTGCGGCAGGAATCGCAAAGGTCGCTAGACAACTTGGGGTAGACACTCACGAGTTACAGAAAGTACTACATAAGTTGATAAAGAAGGGTAAGTTACCGAGTCATCTAGCGACCAACCCCAATATGTTTAAGGGTGGTAAAACGCCTTCGGCAAAGGCGGGTTTTCTACAAAGATAATTAATTTTATAAATATTAATTTGTATAAATAATACTATGAAATCTTATAAAGAAATACTGTCCGAAATAAAAAAGAAACCGAAAGGTGAAGTAGTCTTTGATAAGAAGATTAAACGTATCCCTGTTCTCATTGTAAAGGAGAAGGGGACTCTACCTTTTGTGGTATATATTGATGGTGACAAGTTAGACGCCTTCAAGTCACAAAAGGATGCAGAGAAATCTGCAAAAAAAGTAATAGAGGAATTGACCTAATGAAGTTAATTACAGAATTTACGGATAATAATACTCTATCCTGTCTTGTTGAAAAGAAAGAGAATGGCGAGAAGAACTACGTCATCGAAGGCGTTTTCGCACAGGCAGATAAGAAGAATCGTAACGGACGTGTCTATCCTAAAGCAATTATGGAAAGAGCTGTAGACAAGTACGTTCAAGAACAAGTTAGTCAGAAACGTGCCGTAGGTGAGTTGAATCACCCCGAAGGGCCGACTGTTAACTTGGATAAAGTTTCACATCTCATCACAGACCTCAAGTTTGAGGGAAATGATGTGGTTGGAAAGGCACAAATATTGGATACTCCGATGGGTAAGATTGTTAAAGGTCTTCTTGATGGTGGTGTTCAACTAGGTGTGTCAACTCGTGGTATGGGTAGTCTTGAGAGACAAAATGGCGCAATGGTCGTTAAAGACGACTTTATTCTTAGTACTGTTGACATTGTACAAGACCCTAGCGCACCTGAAGCTTTCGTTAATGGTATAATGGAAGGTGTAGACTGGGTTTGGAATAACGGTGTTTTGAAACCTCAAGTAATTGAAGAAATGGAGACTGAAATTAAAAACGCTCCGAAAACTGTCTTATATGAGACAAGTGTTCGAGAGTTCAAAAATTTCCTCTCGTTAATCAAATCTAATATGTAAGGAGTCAATAATGACTGAAGAAAATAAAGTCGAAGTTGAACTTCACGATGAAGAAATTAACGACATTGTGGAAGAAACTCTCGAAGAAACGACCGAAGTTGTAGAAGGTACAGAAGGCGAAGACGAGTCTATCGCATCTGTAAAGAAAGCAGCTGACGCCGTTAAGAAAGCTCCTGCTCCAAAAACTAAAGCGGGTATGGTTAGTGCAATCAATGCTCAACTGTTGAAAGGTAAGAAGGCGGATATTCAGTCTGCTTACGAGGCAGTTTGTGGTGTTGAAGAATCAGTAGATATGGGTACAGATGAAGTCATCGCTGAAACAAGTGTTGACACTGCTGCTGAACTAGATGCATTAGTCGAGTCTGAAGCCACTCTCAGTGATGAGTTTAAGGCAAAAACCGCAGTAATTTTTGAGTCAGCTGTAAAATCTAAATTGTCAGAAGAAGTTGATCGTTTAGAAACGCAGTATAAGGAAGAATTAGCAGAAGAAGTATCTTCTACTAAAGCAGACCTTGTAGAGAAAGTAGACAGCTACCTGAATTATGTAGTTGAATCTTGGATGGAAAGTAATCAAGTTGCAATTCAGAACGGTCTCCGTACTGAAATCGCTGAAACTTTCATGGACAAAATGAAAGACCTGTTCTCAGAGTCTTACATTGACGTACCAGAGTCTAAGGTAGACCTAGTTGACGAACTTGCTGAGTCTGTCGAAGAGTTAGAAACTAAACTCAACGAAAGCACTCAGAGAGTAATCGAAACTGCTGCTGAGTTGGAAGATTACAAACGTGAATCTGTTATCAGAGAAGCGTCACGTGACCTTGCAGAAACTCAAGTAGTTAAATTGAAGTCACTTGTTGAAGGTTTTGATTTTGATGATTCTTTCGAATCTAAAGTCCAAACAATCATCGAGTCACACTTCGCCAAAGAAGTCGCAAGTAGTGAAGAAGTAGAATCAATTATAGAAGACGCTGACAGTACTGTTGAAGTATCTTCTGTAATGGAACAATATCTTCAAACTATTCGCAAAACAACACCTAAAAGATAATTAATAAGGAATATCCAAATGCAATCTTACGATAATTTAATCGAAAAGTGGGCTCCAGTTCTTAACGAAGAGTCTGCTGGCGTGATTCAAGACAATCACCGCCGTGCAGTTACCGCTGCAATCCTAGAAAACCAAGAGAAAGCAATCTCAGAAGAACGTTCTGCTTCTCAAGGTTTCATGACTGAAAACGCTGCTGCTCCTGCAAACGCAACTGGTTCAGTTAACAACTTTGACCCAGTACTAATCTCATTAGTACGCCGTGCAATGCCTAACCTCATCGCTTATGATGTGTGTGGTGTTCAACCTATGAATGGCCCAACTGGTTTGATCTTCGCTATGAAGTCACGCTACAAAGGTGGTTCTACTTCTAACCGTGAAGCATTGTTCAACGAAGCAGAGACTCGTTTCTCTGGTGACAGTTCTGGTACTCACGATTCAGACAATGCGTCTGGTTGGAATGGAGTTGATTCACAAGGTACTAGACTTTCTAACCTTACTGCTGGTGGTATGCCTACTGCTGATGCTGAAGCACTTGGTCGTACTGGTGGTTCTTCATTCGGTGAGATGGGTTTCACAATCGAACGTCAAACTGTTACTGCTAAATCACGTGCGTTGAAAGCAGAGTACACTCTAGAACTTGCACAAGACCTTAAAGCAATTCACGGTCTTGACGCTGAAACTGAACTTGCGAACATTCTTAGTACTGAAATTCTTGCGGAAATCAACCGTGAAGTTATCCGTACTATCAACTCTCAAGCGAAGACTGGTGCTCAACAAGCAAACGTTACTGCTAAAGGTGTTTTCAATATGTCATCTGATACAGATGGTCGTTGGAGTGCTGAGAAGTTCAAAGGTCTTGGTGTACAGATTGATCGTGAAGCAAACACTATCGCTAAAGAAACTCGCCGTGGTAAAGGTAACGTAATCATCTGTTCTTCAGATGTTGCAACTGCACTTGCTGCTGCTGGTTCTTTGGACTATAGTCCTGCTCTTGCGAACAACCTACAAGTAGATGACACTGGTAATACTTTTGCTGGTCTACTTAACGGTCGCATCAAAGTATACATCGACCCATATGCAAGCACTGACTACGTAACTGTAGGTTATAAGGGTACTAACCCATATGACTCAGGTGTATTCTACTGCCCATATGTACCATTACAGATGGTTAAAGCAGTTGGTGAAGATGACTTCCAACCACGTATCGGGTTCAAAACTCGTTATGGTATGGCGTCTAACCCATTTGTTGGTTCTACACCTTCTGACGGTCTTGCAACTGCTAAGACTAACCAGTACTACCGCATCTTCAAGGTTACTAACATCTTAACCTAGAAATCGGTATAAAAATAAGAGTGAGGTTAACTCACCACATTTTAGAGAGGCACTTCGGTGCCTCTTTTTTTATGTGTAATAAAGTGGTCAATTAACTGGTTAGTTGTTCAATATATTGTACATTATAGTGTATAAATAACAGTGTTCACGATCTGAACAAAGTAGTAAAAGGCGGTCATGTCTATACCTTAAAAAGACGGTATTACCGTTGTGTCTGGTTATCCAGTAATCTAAAAACAGGAGATAGTTATGCGTATCATTGCAATTGCATTCGCATTAGTTTTGTCTGCTTGTTCCACCGTTGATGCAACCATTGACGGTACTGGTGGTATTATTAAAGGTGTCGGTTCTGATGTCTTTGGTGTGACCGCTGGTATATTAGACGTAACATCTAATGTCATTAAAGATGTTGCTGACAAGACTGGAACTGCCGCAACAGCACCCGAAGGGGAACCCGAAGGGGAATAAGTAAGGAGTATGCCGGCCAAGGATGGCACTTAAAGAAAACCCCTCCGAAGAGGGGTAGAGAGAGATTGGAGCGGAGCAGAGGACTTGAACCCCCATCTTTAGGTTGGACACCTAACGTAATCGTTATACCAACTCCGCATTGTTTTTATATAATAACACACCAAACAGTTAAAGTCAAGCCTTCTGAGCGATTTCTTCTACATCGTACTCACCATTCAACTGAGGTAAGTATCGGATTTGAACACGGTTATCCAATGCACCAGATTCATACGCTTCAACAAATTGTTTTGCTTTTAGATATTGGTTAACAATAACATTATCCTTAATCTCACGTGCTTTGATAATATCACTAGGGTTTAGACCAGTCCAGTGTAGAAATACATTGATGTACTTCTTGGTGTTCAGATATGAGTCCATAATGTTTTTCATCAAACGAGAATCATAATCCAAGTCATAACCACTAGAGTCTTTCATTGTACGAACTATCACGGTAGTGGTCGGAGTAGTTTCTTGTTCTACAGTACCTTTAAGTTCGTTCCTTGAATAGATACGAGTCACACCATCAACCTGTCCCAAGTCAAGACGAATCTTATTGAGAAGATTTATGCCTCTCTCGGTAGTAGGACTGAATCCCTGATCTTCCAGTGCGGATTGAATGCCTTTGGGAGTCGGTTCAACATCACCACTATCGACAAGACTTTGTATACTGGACATAATGCCTTGGTCTGTGCGGTAGTTTTTAGTGACTACTTCATCTTCTTTCTTAGCGTTCTCGTTAGACTGGTAAGTTGTTCTCCAATAATTAGCAGACTTTCCGTTAACGTCAAAGAACTCAACAACAGCTGCATAGAAGATTGTTCTGCCTGTGTTTTCGTGAGCCATGTGTCTGTGACCACCAGTGCGGACAGTGAAAGTCCCATCTTCATTTTTCTCTATGACAGGTGGTTCAAAGTATTCGGGACGATATTTGTCTGCTCGAATAACATTTTCCATTAGACTAACTTTACGAGCATTGACGCCCTCTGGTCTATTTTTGTTAGTTCCCAATTTGGACGAAACAATCATTTTCATTGGGATGTAACCCATTTCGATTACTCGCATACCTTTTGCTTCAGGTACGATTGCGTTTAAGGGTTTAGGTCGTAGTGTAGTTTTCGTTTTTTTCATAGCTTTCGCTCTCCATATTTAATTTAATTGTGTAACCTTCAGCGTTCATCGCTTCATGTAAATTACACAACATTTTATCGAATGATATCGATATCGTCTGCGTTTGTGTTCCAAGTCTCTATAACAGAACGCAAACGCCCATCTGCTTTTAGAGTTTCGTATCGATTGGTCGCCTTCTTACGCCACCATTCTGTCACACCCTCAAGACTGAACCTATCAAAGTTATCTGCTTTGACAATAGTATCGGACTCAAGGTTGAGGTACTTCTTCACACTCTCACGGTCATATCCCATGCAAGAGTAATACGAGTTCTTTTGTTGGGTCAGTCCTTTGGCATCAATAAAGGTTTGACAGAACTTGTTATATGCATCCATGTCATATTGTTTCAGTGAGTTCTTGATGATCGACACCATCTTCTGTTGTGTCTTCAACTTACGAGATGAAGCGTCTTTAGGTACAAGAGGTTCACCCCCATTACGTTCAATGAACCAATCACTTAGTCTGCGATAGTTGTCATCGTTAATCAATGGCGCAAAGTTAGAGTCTGTCTGTCCATTACCAATCAATTGAGGTTTCATACCAGAGTACATAGACACACCACCCTTAGCATTACCATATAAGGATGTAGTCTCGAACATACAGATGTTTGAGTCATATTTCTTGTTGAGTGCATCACGTACAGTATGTGAGGTACATATAGATGCAAGTAACTTACCACCGAGGTAATTGAACCCGAATGGTTGTACAGGTACGATATTGAATCCCATGATACAGGACTCGTTGAATCGTTTCATGACCTCTGCATTCATTGTGTCTAGAGGTTTACCCAACCACTCATTACGTGGTCTACTATTAATAGTGGGTGACCCGAATCGAATCATACCAATGACCATACCAGTGTTCTTCTCACGCACTACCCAGTTCATCATCTTGCCAGGAATTGACGCTTCTACAGGTGCGGAAGTGGTGATATCCATATAGGACATGAATTGGTCACGTTTCGCCTCTGCGATAGTGAACTCCATATCCTTGGGATGCATATCGAAGTTATTGAATAGGTCTTCCTCTGGCCCCATGCCGGGCAGAGTGAATGGCATAGAGTCCATTCGTTCCAGTTTAATCTGTCTCATATAGTCATCAATACGGTCAAAGTTCGCAAAGAACTCGGTAAAGATGTTTGCAGCGTAATCTGCATCAGTTTTGGATAGAATCATGTATTTCTCTCAGTTATGTGTACCATCATACAGTATATAGCAAAAATTGTCAAGTACTAATTTATTTTACTTTTTTTCAAAATAAGTGTTGACAAAAGATGCCGTGGACTGTATAATACTTGTATTGAGAATGAGAAAAGAGAGAGAGATTATGACTAAATTTGTTAAAGAAAACTTCAGTTGGGATGGTATGTATCTTATGTACCAAGGTGAGTTTGAAGGTTCACGCACTATGGAGGAAGTATCTCCGAACTGTCACGAATCTTGGCATGGTATGCCAGAACGCACGTTTATCGCACGATTCAAGTATGGTTCTAAACCATACAAGTCTTGGATTAACTTCCTAGTCAAGCACGCTACTATTGAAAAGTATATTGAACTGTCTGACCACAGAAACAAATTCTGGTCTGATGAGGATGGTTATGAGGTGTCTGGTTCGCCCGTCTATGCAATGGAAGCGCTTGGTTTCGTACCACGTAAGAAGAGATCATAATGGAATACTTACAAGAGGTCACCGATTGGGGTGACCATAACATCCCCAATCACACATACATTGTTAACTCCGCTGGACAACTGGCGGGTTACATCAAACAGAATACTACTGAAGAGATCATGTTCAAGAAACCTAAGAAACAATGGTCGAAGTCACGTAGAAAGTTCTTAAAAGTGTCTTCCTTATAACAAAACGGTATTAGACAAAAGATGTTCTATGTTGTATAATACTTGTATTGAGAATGAGAACTGAGAGAGTAAATTATGATTATATTTGAAAATGACTATGTAAGACTGACCGAAGAATCGCACTGGATGCGTGTTGAAGAGATCATCTTTGTTGATGCTGACCCAGCGAATAACAGACTGCGACTTTCTGATGATTATGTAGTCCCTGCTCCTATTGAGAAGTACATTGATGAGGTTCGTTCTGAGAATGAACACCTTAATGAACTGCGAGAGCAAGAGGAACGTGCTGCTCCTACTGCTGACAAGTGGGAAGAGAATTACTATGCTGATGCCATCCACCACGCAGAAGCAAATCAGTACTAAGAAAGGACTTCCTTATAACAAAAAGGTATTAGACAAAACCTGTTGGATGTTGTATAATACTTGTATTGAGAATGAGAAAAGAGAGAAAATTAATTATGGCAAGACTTCGTTTAGTAATTGAGACCCAAGTTCGTGAAAACTATGGCGCCCATGACTGGGATGGTGTGGGGAAATGTCCACAGTACTGGAAGAACAAAGGTGGTAGCACCTATGTGTTTGACTTCGACCACTCGGAAGATAGTGGTAGAGACCTCATGAAGGCGATTCGCCCTCTGATCGAGGACAGGAACGAATCATACGAGGAGTATCTTCTCGACTGGTCTGTTGTAGACCGTGACCAGACTCCGTGGGAGGAGTGGGAGACACCATTCTTCATCACTCGTAACTTCTATGGCAACTTTGTTGCTGAGAGGGAGTTGCCCTTCGGCACCGAGGGTGCTAAAGAGTCGTTCATCATGTTGCCGAAAGGTGATCGTGCGGGATACCACAGATACCACAGACAACTGAAGGAGGTTGCGTAGTGTCAGAACTGACAGAGTTTCTAGTTGTGTTTTTTGGATTGTTCTTTTGTTTTGCTGGAGCGATACGTTTCTTGGCTGCAGTGGACGAGTTCAAAAAAAGACGTAAAGATTATAGTAACAAACTAAATAAAGGAGAGTAACATGATGTATGAAGTAAGACTTGCAAATCAAGGTCGTGAGTGTCTAAAGTGGTATTCTTTTGAGACCGCAAAGGAAGCAGTTAAGTTCGTATTGAAACAGTTACACGAAGTTGGATTCACTGTAGATGGTAAGACCTACGAACAGAAGTTCGAAGAAATCATCTGGGTCGGAAAGGGGAGAATAGTAGATGTATGATTATCATAGATTAATCGCCAATGCGAATGATGCATTGGCACGTTCACAAACCGAGTGGGCGAAAAACTACTGGGCGGGTGTCGTCAAACAACTCGCAGAAAAAATACGTGAACAGGAAACTGTACATTAAATCTCTTATAAATAGAAGTATATTATAAGAGGTCATTATGCCAGTAGACAGTAAAGTTCAGATTTCTGATGCGGAAATCACAACCAATCTAAACTACTTACAACCCACAGGGTTTAAGGTAGTCATCGACAGGGCAAGGTATCCCAACTTGGAATACTTTGTCCAGTCTGTATCACATCCAGGCGCATCTGTCAATCCTGTAGAATTACCCATTCGAAGAATCACGTCAGTACCTTTGGCGGGTGACAAGATCACCTTCACCGAAGTATCGTTCTCGATCATTTTAGACGAGAGTCTATCATCCTATAAAGAGATGTACGATTGGTTGACTCGTATTGTCAATGATGGTCAAGTATCACAATCCGAGAGAATGACCAAGATACCAACATACTCTGACATTACACTACACGTATTGTCTAGTCACAACAACACAACTCAAAAGATCAAGTATAAGGATTGTATGCCTATATCACTTGGTAATATTGAGTTCACCTCAACACAGGGAGATGTAACCTACGTGACGTTTGACGCTTCATTTAGGTTCTCACAGTTCGAGATAACTTAACACTATATACCTTTACATTATGGAGATTATATTATGATTGATTTGGAAAGCATTCTTGCGGAGTGGAAAGAAGACTCCGAAATTGCGAAACATCAATTGGACGAAACCTCAAGGGTGACACCCGCCCTTCACGCAAAGTACCTTGAGTACCTTTCATTGACAAAACTCCGTCTCAAACAGGCGGAGTTCAAACAGAAGGTTCTACTCAAAGACAAGTACCTCTATTACGAAGGCAAGATGTCCCAAGATGACATTGAGTCTCGTGGGTGGGCGTATGACCCATACGAGGGTCTCAGTGCAACCACCAAGAACTTCAAGGAGTACTACTATGACTCCGACAAAGAGATTCAAGACTCTGAGATGAAGATTCAGTATCTTAAAACAATTATAGATACACTTACAGAGATAGTCAACAATCTCAATTGGAGACATCAGACTATCGGAAATATGATTAGATGGCGTTCGTTTGAAGCGGGACAATAATTTGTGAGTTTACCTAACACTATACGTGTCGGTCTGAAAGACCATGCGATGATGACAATTGATGCAGAGGCGCACCAGATACCAGAGTTACGTGAGTACTTCTCGTTCTATGTGCCTGGCCATAAATTTATGCCCGCATTCAAATCACGTAAGTGGGACGGTAAGATAAAGTTATTTAATCAGATTACTCGTGAACTCAATGTGGGTCTCTATGCACATCTGAAGAAGTTCTGTGCAGATAGAATGTATCCTATTGAGTTGATCGACAATGACGAGTATGGTCATCCCGAAAATAAGAACCATGTCCAACATCAAAACCTTATTAAGTTCCAGAGTGAACTAGACCTACCCTTTCCTTTACGTGATTACCAGTATGATGCGGTAACCCACGGCATAAAAGAGAAACGTGCAATCCTATTGTCACCCACAGGTTCGGGTAAGTCATTTATTATCTACAACCTAATGCGTTGGTATATGGAAAACTTTGGTGAGAAGATTCTCATTGTTGTTCCGACAACAAGTCTGGTAGAACAGATGCACAAGGATTTCGAGGACTATGGGTTTGACCCCGATCTATGTCACAAGATATATTCGGGTAAGGAGAAGGTGACCGACAAACAGATCATAATCTCTACATGGCAGTCTATCTACAAGTTCCCGAAAGAGTGGTTCGAACAGTTTGGTTGTGTGTTCGGTGATGAGGTACATCTATTCAAGGCGAAGTCTCTGTCTGGTATTATGAACAAGTGTTCCAATGCTGCGTACAGGTTTGGTACGACTGGTACATTAGATGGTACAGAGACAAACAAACTTGTACTCGAAGGGTTGTTCGGGCCGACTAAACGAGTTACTGCGACACGTGATCTACAGGTACAGGGAACACTTGCACAACTAGACATATCTGTCCTGTTACTGCGTTATCATAATGACGTGTGTCATATGATGCAGGGTAAGACATACCAAGAAGAGATGGATTATATCGTTACCCACGAGAAACGCAACAAGTTGATTACCAACCTTGCGTTAGACCAGAAAGGTAACACTCTGGTACTATTCCAGTTCGTAGAGAAACATGGTAAGATTCTCTTTGATATGATGAGAGATAAAGCAGAGGAAGGTCGGAAGATATTCTATGTGTCTGGAGAAGTGGATGCAACTGACCGTGAACAGATACGTGGTATCGTGGAGAAACAAAAGAATGCGATTATTGTTGCTAGTTTGGGGACTTTCAGTACTGGTATTAATATTAGGAATTTACATAATATAGTATTCGCATCCCCTAGTAAGAGTCAGGTTAAGGTACTACAGTCGATAGGGCGTGGATTGAGACAGTCTGACGATGGGTCTGTGGCGAAGTTATACGATATTGCGGACGATATGCATATTAAGTCACATAAGAACTTTACACTACGTCACAGTGCAGAAAGAATCAAGATATATACTAAAGAACAATTTCCCTATAAAATACATCAGATAAATATGAAATGAAGATATTAGTTTTTGGATTACCAGGCTCAGGAAAGTCAACCTTCGCAAGAGAGTTGGCATATCACTTTTTAGTTCCACACTACAATGCAGATACTTTTCGTGAGTATTATGATGACTGGGATTTCAGTGAAGGTGGAAGACTGCGACAGTTTCACCGAATGAACTCTAAAGACTGGGGTATCATAGATTTCGTATGTCCCTTCAACGACTATAGAGATAAGTTAGGTGCTGACTATATAATATGGATGGACACCATTAAAGAGGGAAGGTTCGAGGATACCAACAAGGTGTTCGACACCCCCACGAAGTATGATGTAAGAATCAAGAACTGGATTGATATAGACCAACTAAGAAATTCTTTCAAGGATTATGACTCTGGGGTAAAGGGTTTAGAAGAGTACCTAAAAGAACTGGTAAGACTCAATCCATAATCTAGTCTAAATACTAATACAAACTAACTGTTTAATTGGACTTACTATGAATCAATCTGGAGAAATAAAACAATTTAAGCTCGCCAATGGTGAAGAGATACTTTGTGAAGTTCTGCAATGGGAAGATGCAGATGATATCGAGATTCTCGCACGTAAGGCGATGAGACTTGTGATGATGGAAAATCAAGAGGGTGTTAAGTACTATGCATTTCGCCCTTGGATGGTATACCAAGAGAATAATGACGATCTAATTATTATCAACACCACTCATATCGTTGGTATGGGATTTCCTACTAGAAGTTTGTTGATACAATATGATGAAGCGTGTGCTGATATGGATGAGATGCATACTCAGAGAGAATTTGAATATGATCAGAAATATGGATTGTCCACAGAACAAAGATTAAATAAGGATGCCTCAGGAGATAAGATAGATGATTACCTCCAAAGAATGGGGTTACATGATAGTGCGAGTAATAATGTGATTAATCTTTTTGATAAATCTAAGTTACATTAATATAGTATTTACCCCTCTGGGAACGTAAAGCTTATTATACAGTGAGCAACAACTTTTGTCAAGTGAGAAATATGAAAATTTATAATACAGGATTCACCTGTTCCACCTTCGACCTGTTTCATGCGGGTCATGTCGCAATGTTAAGAGAAGCAAAGGAAGTCTGTGATTACCTTATTGTGGGACTACAGACTGACCCTTCTATAGACAGACCAGAGAAGAACAAACCTCTCCAGTCTATTGCAGAAAGACACATTCAAGTTCAGGCCTGTAAGTATGTGGATGAGGTTATTCCGTATGAGTCAGAAGAAGACTTGTTGAAACTCATGCACCTAATCAACTTTGATGTCCGTATAATTGGTGAAGAGTATGAGAAAAAAGATTTCACTGGTAAGGATTATGCTCTTGCCAATTTCATTGAATTGTATTATAATAAGAGACATCACAACCTTTCAAGTAGTAATTTGAGATATAAAATGGAAAATAATAATGACGGAAACTAAAGCAAAAATTAAACCGAAAGACAAACCCCACTATGTGAACAATGCACAATTCTCACAAGCGGTGGTGGATTATGTTACCGACCTTAATGGTGCGAGAGAAGCAAAGGTTCCCCAACTACCAGTAGTACCCGACTACATTGCAACTTGTTTCCTAAAGATTTGTGAGGGGTTATCCCACAAGTCTAACTTTGTTCGTTACACCTATCGTGAAGAGATGGTGATGGATGCGGTAGAGAACTGTCTCAAGGCAATTGAGAACTACAACCTAGAGGCGGCAACTCGTACTGGTAAACCAAACGCATTTGCCTACTTCACACAGATTTCTTGGTTTGCATTCCTTCGTAGGATTGAGAAGGAGAAGAAGCAACAAGACATCAAGATGCGTTACATGGAACAGTCTGGTGTTGAGGCATTCTTAGATAATCAATTGGGTGACCATAACTCAGCTGAGGCAGCACAGGCGGTTGTTGACCAACTTCGTTTGCGTATCGATGAAGTGAAAGGAAAGGACAACGAATGGAAAGCGATTGTTAAGAAAGAACGTAAGAGGCGCACAGTTAAAGTAGATTCCGACTTGACCAACTTTATAACGGAATAGTTACATGGTTAAGTTCTATGTGTTAGTCTCCAAGGACGTGAGACTAACCAAAAAACGATTACTCAGTCATTTCGATAACTGGGATAATTTTCATGTCATCATCAACACTCAAGACAAGGACGAGGAAGAGTCTTTGGTTGCGTTGATTGAGGGGTATGGTATCGACTACACCGTGACAGAGTCGGACGGAACACCGGCAACAGGAAAGAACTCCCTGTTGAAAGTGTTTCTAGAGTCTGACAATGAGTATGCGGTTTGTATTGATGGTGACGATATTCTTACCCAACATGGGTATGAGTTCTATAGCGGATTGCCCTTCTATGATGATCACCCACCCCCAGACCTTCTTTGTTTATACAGACAACAACACATCTATTGGACTGATGGTGATCGACTAGGGTCGGCACAATACCTACAGGACAAGTCTTATAAGTCTTCGATTGCGTTCATGGACGAAGACGAGATGTATGAGATGTTGATCTACAGGTATAAAAAGTATGTCGGTAACATAGAACTCACCGAAGAAGAAATTAGAACCTATAGGGATATGGCGTTCAAACGATACCGACACAATCAGATCATGAATACATATAGCGAAAGATATGAGTACATGACACGAATGGTTTGGTTCTCTCGCAAAGCAGCAGAGTTGACTAATTATAATAATAATATTGTCATAGGAGAGGATACTATACAGTTCTTCAAACATAAGAAGATTGCACAAGAAGGTGGTCTGAGGATGTTTATCAAGAAAGATGGGAGAGGTGTGGAACCAACTTATATAACATATATGGGTAACCATAGTATTACTCGTGAGAAGGATAAAAACTTTTGGACGTATAAACCATACGAAACTTACGACATTTCCGATAACCAAAATCTGAATGATACTTTACCTCACAGTATAGAGTTCCGACAGAAGACCGCAAATGCTGGTGTTGACATATATGGATGGGAGTGGTTACCCAGTTTTGCGGAAGCGGTAGAAGAAGTTCGAGAGGAAGGAAATTTACCTAGTCCAGATTTTTCTTTACCCCAATGGAAAATTGGGTTGGTGAGAAGAAAAGAAGTTATAAATACTTGACATTAACTGTTGGAGGTGGTATGATGGACAAAGTAAATCAAAGAAAGACCGAACTAAAGAAACTTCGTAGGAAAGCGATCAAGTTGCAGAATGCAAGTGCTGGTCGTTTACCTATGACAGAAGCAATGAAGATGGTGAGAAATTATGATGGAGAACAATCCAAGTCTTGATAAACCTTACATACAATTGATATGTCATCCGTATGAACACAGTTCTTCTGTGAACACACGTATTACTATAGATATCATGCAGAAGGATTTATCACGTGATGAAATGGTTGAGGTGTTACAGGATTTTATGAAATCAATGGGATATAATTTCAGTGCGAAAGAATCCCTTTGTATTGAGGCATATGATTAAATGAAAATTGCAATACTAAATGACACCCATGCGGGTTGTCGAAACTCATCTGACATTTTTATGGATTATCAAGAACGTTTCTACCGAGACGTTTTCTTTCCGTACCTGTTAGAAAATGGTATTACACAGATACTACACTTGGGTGATTATTACGATAATCGTAAGACAATCAACTTCAAGGCACTACAACACAACCGTAAGATATTCCTAGAACCTATGCGTAAGCATGGTATCACTATGGATATAATTCCTGGCAACCATGACGTGTACTATAAGAACACCAATGAGTTGAATGCACTGAAGGAACTCCAAGGTCACTACATGAATGAAGTGAACCTTATTATGGAACCAACAGTGATGGATTATGATGGTACAGAGGTTGCATTGGTTCCTTGGATTAATCCAGAGAACGAGAAGACCACATTAGAGTTTCTGAAGAACACTAGTGCAGAGATTGTTGGTGCTCACTTAGAACTGCAAGGGTTCGAGATGGCACGTGGTCAAGTGTGTATGGATGGTATGAGTAAGAAACACTTTGATCGATTTGATATGGTGTTGACTGGTCACTTCCATGCGAAGTCTAGTATGGATAACATTCATTACTTGGGTGCTCAGATGGAGTTCTTCTGGAATGATTGTAATGACCCCAAACACTTCCACATCCTTGATACCGAAACAAGAGAATTGACTGCGGTTCAGAATCCTCTCACTATCTTTGAGAAGATTTACTATGACCACGAGAACATGAACAAGTTCAAAGACCTCTCTTATCTTGATAGTAAGTTCGTCAAGGTTATTGTTACCAATAAAGGTGACCCATATGAGTTTGAACGATTCATTGATCGGGTACAGGCACAGAAGATTCATGAACTAAAGATTGCGGAAGACTTCGCAGAGTTCATCGGTTCTAATGTGGATGATGACAACATATGTGTTGACGATACAGAGACACTTGTATATGATTATATTGACAATGTTGTTACTGACCTAGATAAAGACCGAATCAAACAAGAGGTATCTCATTTGATGAAAGAAGCACAAAACATGGAGATTGCATAATGAGTGCAACACATGGTGGTAAAGGAAGTAAACAACGTCCAACTGGCAATCAAAAGAAGTTTGATAATAACTGGGATGCCATCTTTGGTAAGAAGAAAGACCCACCGAGTGCGGTAGACGATTGCGCTACCGTCACCGAAGAGTCTGTAATGTGGGAACACTATTGTACCGCAGAGGCGACTAAGATGAGTATCGCTAAAGGACAAGAATGTAGTTGGTGCGGGATGACCGAAAAATAAATTTGACTTTATATGATGAGTGTGGTATTATAACCCAATGATAAATTTTAAGAAACTCCGTTTTAAGAATTTCCTCAGTACAGGAAACAATTTCACCGATATCAGTTTTGATACTACTCCGACTACCCTAGTGGTAGGACACAATGGTGCTGGTAAGTCCACTATGTTGGATGCCCTGTCGTTTGGTCTGTTCGGTAAACCTCACCGAAAGATATCTAAGAACCAACTGATCAATACTATTAATGGCAAAGGTACATTGGTAGAGGTTGAGTTCGATATTGGTAAACAACAGTACAAGGTTATACGTGGTATCAAACCTAATAAGTTTGAGATATGGGTCAATGGTAATATGGTGAATCAAGATTCCCATGCCAAAGAATACCAGTCGATGCTCGAGAAGAACATCATCAAGTTGAACCACAAATCTTTCCACCAGATTGTAGTACTTGGGTCATCATCCTTTGTACCATTCATGCAGTTGGCGGGTGGGTCTAGACGTGAAGTGATCGAGGACTTACTGGATATCAATATGTTCTCTAAGATGAACTCTCTATTGAAAGAGAAAGTATCTTTACTCAAAGATCAGATTGCGGATAACACACATAAAATCAATCTAGTCGATACCAAGATCAATGCACAGAAGAAGTATCTACGTGACCTGAGTGCGATATCTAGTCACCAGAAGAAACAGAAGTTAGATACTATCAAACAGTTGCAAGATGATATTCGTGTACTCAATGAGAAGAATGCCGAGGTGACCAAGGAGGTTACCGAATCCAAGGAAGTCACTACCGAGATCGTTAGTGTGGGGAAGGAAATACAATCCCTCAATGAGTTTGCGGCTGGGTTCAAGGCACAACAAAAGGATGTGGTCAAACAAGCAAAGTTCTTTGAAGAGAATGATAAGTGCCCTACCTGTGATCAGGGTATTGATCGTAAGTTGAAAGAGTATCATCTAAACAAATGTAAGACTCGTGCGGGTACTATTGATGGTGCGTTGAAAATGCATGGTGTACGTAAGTCTGACTTGGATGCAAAACTCGAAGAACTCACTAGAATGCAAGACCACATCCGCAGTTGGCAGTCTAAGATTGATGCCAATACCCAAGAGATTATGAGTATCAACCGAAACATCGATACTCTTAATGGTGAGATATCTCGTATTGATGAGGGTACTGGTGACCTATCAGAAGCAAACTCTGACCTAGAGACATTGCGTACTGATAAGGAAGAGTTGCAAGACTCTAAGTATCGACTAAACGAACAGTTCTCGTACAACCAAGTGTATTCTGAGTTGTTGAAAGATACTGGTATCAAGACCAAGATTATTAAACAGTACTTGCCTGTCATCAACCAATTGACCAACAAGTACCTACAGATTCTAGACTTCTTCGTACACTTTGATCTGGACGAGTCTTTCCAAGAGACTATTCGTTCTAGACATCGTGATGCATTTTCGTATGACTCATTCTCTGAGGGTGAGAAACAACGTATTGATTTGTCCCTACTATTTACGTGGAGACAGATTGCGAAGATGAAGAATAGTGTGGCGACCAATCTACTAATCCTTGATGAGACATTTGACTCGTCTCTGGATGAAGAGGGTATCGAAAACCTCATGAAGATTATCTCTACGCTAGGTGAGGATACTAACGTATTTGTTATCTCTCACAAGAGTGAACTTGAGGATGCACAGTTCCACCGCAAAATCGAGTTCGTAAAAGAAAAGAACTTTAGTAAAATAAAGTCTTGACTTTAACTGAAACGTGTGTTATCATACACTTTATAACTTATACAACTGAAAGGAATACATTATGGAATTATCCGATACTACGTTGAATGTTCTGAAGAACTATTCGACAATCAACCCAAACATTGTTATCACCGAAGGTAACACTGTAAAGACCATCTCTGTTGCAAGGAATGTTCTATCTAAGGCAGAACTCCCCGAAGAGTTTCCCGCCTCATTTGGTATATACGATCTCAATGAGTTTCTGAATGTACTGTCATTGGTTGACTCACCACGACTCAAGTTCGAGAAGGACTATGTGACTGTAGGTGATTCTACTGGACGTTCGTCCGTGAAGTACTTCTTCTCTGACCCTGAGATGTTGACATCGCCTGGCAAAGATATTAATATGCCAGAAGCAGATGTTAAATTTTCTCTAGATACCGATACTCTAGGTAAAGTAAAACGTGCCGCTGCTGCACTTGGACACGATGAGATTTCTATCTCACCGACTACTGGTGCGGTTCGTCTATCTGTCATTGATAGTAAGGACGCTACGAGTAATGCATTCTCTATTGATGTAGAGGGTACATACCCCGAAGGAGTTGATTTCAACTTCATCATGAATGTTAGCAACCTAAAGGTTGTCAACGAAGACTTTGAAGTGGGTATTAGTTCTAAACTAATTTCTCAGTTCACTAGTAAACAATCCGCAATAGAATACTTTATTGCACTTGAAAAATCATCTACTAACGGAGC